TGAGCCATGTGCTACTTTGAATGTAAGGTATCTATGTCCTTCATACTCATTAAACTCCTTAAACGAATCTCCCCTCCTTTGATGGTATGGACTTTTCGCTAGTAGATACTTTTTATCTCCGACCTCTACATATTGCTTACCATTACTTATGGTTACCCTCATAGACATAGGCACTGCTCTACCTATAAACGAGTACCTAGATACATGAGCATAATCACCCGAACCATTACGAATACGAATAGTGTCATGGTCTTTGTGCCTAGTCCACACTATCGGTGCAAACTGCAATGTAATTTCAGCAGAGTGTATTTCACTATGTCTAGCATATTGAGGAAAGCATTTGTTGTCGCCCTCGCCACCATCACACAGAGCATAACAAGTTGGTGAGAACTTCATTATTCGCTCATACTTCCTGCCCCTATCTCCGATTGGTCGTATGTCATCTTCGGTAGTATGATACTTACTAACGATAGGTTTGGTGTTATTATAATTACTAACCACCCTCTCAAAGGTGTCTAGTTGGAATGGCATCATGCCATAGGTTGATACAGAGTAACTCATTTTATTTCTCCTTTCTCTGTTTGGTTGTTATTATTTGTTAGTGTGTCACTAACTTTTCTAGACCACACACGAACTTCTTCGTCTGTGGGGTGCATCCCCGATAGAACTATCTCCTCAAGTTCTGCCAGTTCATTGTTGATGCCAGTTGTTGGAAACACTACATCCATTAGATAGTCTTGCATTGCTTCCCCCTCGGGATTGTCGCTTTCATTACTATCTGTAGCAATATCGTCAATCTCTTCACCGACACGAACAAACTTGTAAGCATAGGCAAAGTCTTTATCTTCATCTCTGAACATATGACATATTGTTTCTATGTGTTCATAGCCTTGTATGTCCTCGTAATCTTCATACCACTTCCAATCACTATCGGGTGCTAACAACATAATGTAATATGGATTTGTTCCTTTGTCTTTCATCCAAGTCCTTTCCATATGGGTTTCTTGTTTTATCTTCCAATTTTCCATACAATCGTTTTGTTGCACTCGCTTATCCATAGTATATACAGACAATACCTTTTGCAGTGTTTTCTCATCGGGAAAACAAACTGCCATTACGACTTGACTTCTATACCCCATGTTCTTCCTCCCATTTTTTAATTTGTGTTAACAAGCCATCAGCACATTCTTGTCTACCGAAATGAATGAAGTCATCATTGCTCTCACAAAGTTTCTCGTCATTCAATTCAGTATTCTCTACTTCGTTCTGTAGCCACTCCTTAACTTTTGTTAGTGTGGCACTAACATTTTTCTCTTTACTCACGAGAACCCATTGTTTCCATCGTTTACTTTCTTTGCTCATAATTCCCTCCTTTTAATATGAACTGTTTTGCCAACATTGGCAGTTGCACTCTTGTTGTCTATTATACACCATAGAACTGGACAAGACCACTTACCCCAAGACCCACCAAGATAACCATCGGTCAACACGATACATGCTTGAGGTTTGATACCCTCTTTAGTCATATGCTCGGGAACACACTCAATCATTGTGCCACCTCCACCTTTCGGTTTGGTAGACTTGACCAAGTCGTCTATCTCGTGCATCTCATACTTCTCGTCTTGACATATTTGTGTATCCCAATAGAGAAGTCTGACCTTGTCGGGTTTGACCACCTCGCATATAGACTTGACCTCTGACAAGAAATGTCCGAGTTCGTTCTGACCAATAGACCCACTTGTGTCAATCGCAACCACAAGTTCGCCCACTTGCTCGGATATACCACTAGGCATATATACACCTGCCGATATATATCTTCTGTTAGGTCGTTGCCATGTGGAATAATCACTACCCGAACAAGTTGAGGTAATAAACTCTCGCAATACTTCTCGCCAATCAATCTGTGGCTCAAGTAATTCGGCAAGGTCTCGGTCTCCACCACTACCCAATTTGCCTGCAATCATTGCACCTTGTCTGATAGCTTCATCAATGTCTTTGGCAAGTTCTCTCTGCTCATCAGCCGACATCTCACTCGCCCCAGCCCAGTTGTGCTCATCAAAGCCTTGTGGTGACTTGTTACCTTGTTGACCATCACTACTCCCTGAACCAGAACCACTATCGCCCTCGCCATCACCACCACTATCTTCGGGTGGTGGGTTGTCCTTGAGAAGTTTGAATACTTGAGCAGTATCCATATCTCTATACTTCTCATCTAACAATCCCATTTCGGGCATGACTGCAAAGCCATCTTTATTGTCATCAGTTATCTTAAGATTGATAACATAGTCCATAGACATATTTGCAAGTTGAGCATTCTCGTCACAAAGATGTTTCCATGTGGTAAGGTGTCTATATAACTTGTGATAGTTCTCATGTAAGATTACGAAGCGAAGCTCTGCATCTGTTAGACTATCTGTAAACTCCTTACCATATAGTTCGTTACGACCATCTGTGCATGCAGTTGGTATCTTATCATCAAGTGTTCTATCCCCAATCATAAGTATGCCTGCAAGAGCGACATACTTTGGGTTAGCCATGATGTCAACGACTGCCTTAGACAATCGTTGCTCTGTGGTAAGTTCTTTTCCTATGCTTAACATAGTTACTCCTTTCTGTTAGTGTAGCACTAACAATTATTACTTCTTATCTGATGCAAACATATAGTTGTTCTGCATCGCCCATTCGGTGAACTTCTTGTTTGTCATAACAAGTGACTGCTTGGCATATCGTGGTGTCCTCACACCATTAGCGAATAAGCCTTGTGCTTCTTTGTCCAATCTGACAAGGTAGTCCATCCAAGCATTTACCCACTCCCGTTCTATTGATGCCAGTGTTCTGTAAACAACCATACACACAGCACTTGCACTCGTAGGTATCTTCGCATTTTTCGGGTCTTGCTTGATACTCTCGGCAGTTGGTAGTTGGTCTGCTAGTTTGACAAATGCCATCAAGTCCATAGCACCTCTCTCGCCTATCGTTCCCATAAGGACACTTGTTAAGGTGTGGTCATCGAGGTGTTCCCTAGAAGCCAACCAATCACTACATGCTTCAAGTGAACGAGGTGTGACAAAAGATGTCTGTTGCACTTTTGGATTATAGATGTATGGATTATCTTCGGGGTTTTTTATGTCCTCAAAAGAATGGAATAGTTGTGGGTTATCCTTACACCAACCTAATAGAGCATTATCCATATTGTTATTAATGCCCCACTCTATCCACTCAACATTAGTTGGTTTCTTCATAGTCACAATCGTAATACGATTACGAGCATGAGGTGGTAGTAAATCGCCCACTCCCTCTGCACCTAGATTGGTGGTAGCAAAGACAATACTATCTTTGTGTAGTTCGTAACTACCAATCTTTCTCTCCAACATTAATCTTAACATTGAGTTCTTTACAGATGGGTTAGCCTTACCATACTCATCAATCATAAGTATGATAGGTTTCTTAAGGTGAACACCAAGTTCCTCGTTAGTAGCATAAGATACATAGTCCTCATCCTCTAACTTGTTTAGTTTTGGTATACTAATATCGCCCAAGTCTTTTGTTGTGCAATCAAAGTAACATGGTGTATGTGTCGGCAGTTCTTTTGCCAAGGTGGACAAGATAGATGACTTGCCCGTTCCCATGTGTCCTTGAACTAACATGGTTCTTTTATGACCTCCATGTTTGATTGCATTTGATACTTGGTCTATTGTAGCCGAATACATGGCTATCGCTGAATTATTAATACTCATTTAAATTTCTCCTTTTTGAGTTTGGTTAAGTTAATACTTGTTAGTGTGTCACTAACATTTTTAGAAGTCCAATGATGGTAATGCCTTGATAGCATCATCAACGGCTTGTTTAGTCTCTGCTCGTAGAAACTCGTCATCACGAAGAGCATCGGCAGTTACACCACGCAACGCACTATCAAGTTTAAGACGCATGGACTCCATTCTGCTGTCTTTGGTTACATTACACACAGAGAGAAGTTCTACTATGTCAATGACATTGGATACCAAAGTATCACGAAATATCTTTTTGGTATCGTTGTCGGCAAAGTCCAATCGCTCTGACATATTCTTGAGGACTTTGTGTAAACGAGTCCATACATCATTCATGGCATTGCTAAGTTGGTTGGCATAGTAATCGGTATAACTTTTCTGTAATACCTCTTTCTGCTCATTGCCAATGTCTACACGAAAGTCACCGACATCGGGCAAAGGTATATAAGAAATACCAAATCTGAATTTACTTGCGATACTATCAACAGATGGATAGTCTATCCTCTTGAACAAATCGCCTAGCTTATCTTGTGCATCTGCAACAGAGGTTGCATACGAGTTAAGAAACTTAGCTATAAGTTCTTTATGTGAGTTAGTAAAATCAGTCATTGTCTTATGGTAGTTAAAGTATTGAGCAGTTGGTAAAAGTCGCATACCCGTATCACTCCATGGCATAGTCATTGAATAATGTATATTACGAACATTACCGACAAATTTCTGTATCACATCAAGTTCTTCGCAATCGCCAAGTAATTTCTTGTGGACATTTGCGATACCAGTTTTAGCATTGTTGCTTGAGGTAACTTGTCGTGATGCTTGTTTGTCTAACTTGCGACCAGTCCATGTTGAGATGGATAACTCCACTAGCATTGCACTAGAGGATATAGATGGGGCTGAATCTGTTAGTGTGTCACTAACATTATCTGAACTTGTTAGTGTAACACTAACATTATCAGTGGTTGGTTGGTTGTCTATTTGTGTAGTCATTTCTCACTCCTTAGTTAATTAAAGTTAAATTTATATTGTCCTTATAGTATAGCATATAGAGTAGACTATGTCAATACATGTGAAAACGTGTTAATCTGTGGGTTATTAGTGTGTATCTTCCTGTCCTGCACTTAAGTGTGGTCTATGGTGTAATGTTATGTAATGTTCTGCAATGTTCGTTTTTGATTTCGGGTAAGTTATTGATTTATTTGGAATGTTCTAATGTTCGGTAAATTTGGAGATTTACTCTACGCTGAGATGACCTCCTTGACTTCAGAACATTTGAAAACTCATTTACACAAACCTAAAATGTCACTAAGTAATATTTTAAAAAACGAACATTATATATATATATAAAGAAACTACACTAAACTGCAAAAGCTGATAGGTAAATATCCTCATTGCTCCTCACGATTTATGTTAGTTTGGCACTAAACTATAATGTTCGGAAAGCACTAAAAAAAACCGAACATTCACCGAACATTGCAGGAACATTACAAATATTACCGAACATTAGGCTCAACGCTACTCTAGGAACTGGTTTCATACTGACTTGTTTTCTTGTTAGTGTCACACTAACTTGTTTAAGTATATACACTATAACAAGTCATCACGTGATTATAAGGCTCAACGCTACTTCGAAAACTGGTTTCATTTTGTTAGTGTAGCACTAACATATATGGCTCAACGCTACTTCAATAACTGGTTTCATTTTGTTGTTGTGATGCTCAACGCTACTCCAGTAACTGGCATCAAATGCCAAAAAAAATGGGGGCTTTCGCCCCCAAGTTTAAAGTTTATATAATTTTTGGGCAACTAATGTCCCAGCAACTATAGTAATTATGAAATAAAAAATTTCATTGAGTGGTATATATTCATTAAATAAATCAATAAATAAATACATTGCTATTGTTACAAAAATTAACATAGTAATTAAAGAAATTTTAAAGAATGAATACATAGTCATTTAATATTCCTCCATTTAATTTTACTTTTATTTAACGGTTTAACATTCTTACCGTTACAATATTCTTGGAAAGTTAAATCTTTATTTTTAGGTTTAACTTGCATTGTAAAGAAAACAGCCTTGTCGTTGTGTAACCTTTGTTGTTGTTCTAGGTCGTTTTCTTTTCTCATTCTAGCAATTTTAAATGCTAGAGTTTTTCCACGTTTTTTATTACTCATTTTTTCCTCATTAAAAAATGGGGCAAGTTTTACCTTGCCCCTAGTTGAACTTTACTTGTTAGCAAGTAAAGATTTGATTTGCGACAATAAACTTTTTAACTCATCAGCTGGGCATTTATCCCATTGCCCAACTTGCAGTTCGTTAATAAGTTTAATATTATCAGCAATTCTTTTGCTGAATATTTCTTGCCTAGATTTAGAACCGCCACCAGATTTCTTATCTTTTAGACGTCTAGCAATCTGTCCCATTTTTGCCCCAACTTCTTTGTTGGCAAACATTTTGTCTGATTTCTGAACGGCAGTCAGACCTTTCGTGCCGTTAGGAATTAACCAAGCCTTGTAATGCCTTTTACCTAAAGACTGGGCGAGCAAATCATGCACATAATGATAAAACTCTGGCGTTGACGTGCTATGCGGTGATTTCATCACACCTTCTTTAGTCTTTAACGGCGTTACAAAATCTGTCCATTTACGTTCAGATTTAACAAAGGTTGAGACCATAGTCTCAGATTTAACACGTTCATCTTTACGAGCCTTGCCCCATGCAATGATTGCCTTTTTTTCTGCTTGGCTAGGCAATGCCAAGTAATTTTTCTTAGACATAATAATTTCCTTTCTGCTAAGAAGTTAACACAACAACTTGTGTTGTTGATGGTGTTAGAATACCAAATTATAAGGTTTTGTCCTGCTTAATCCTGCTTATTAGTAATTAATTATTGTTAGTATTGCACTAACATATTAAAAACTGGTTTCTTTTACCCTACCCTACCCCCACAACCCCTTTAGTATTGTTTAGTTACATATCTTCTATATATTACTAATTTCCACGAACTTTCTGTAAAATTCTCAAATCTGACCCCCCACCCCCCTCTATATAGGAAGACCCCCCATAGGAGTCCCATAACTACTTGTAAAAAAATTTTTTTTGTGTATATACTAGTTAACATGACTATAACCGCAGAACCAGAAATGGGCGTGGAATTGAAACCGAATTTGCCAGAAATGGATTTACGAGTTCGTGCAGAAGCCTCAAAAAATACAGCTAATGAGCTGTCAAAGCACGGTCTTGACCTAAATCCTGATGCTGAAGATAAGGATATTGCTGCTAAATTAACAGTAGCATACGCAGAAAACCCTGATAAAACCTCGAAAAAAGCAACAAATAATAAGATGGCAGCCCTTACACCTGCTTCTTTGGTACTAACTAATAATATTTTAAAGGAATTTGGACAGTCTGTTGTACAAAGTGCTGTTCATGTACGGCATTTGGTAACTAACAAGTTATTATTGGAGACAGAAAACCCTGACCCAAAGGTACGAATACGTGCTTTGGAGCTTTTAGGTAAAATATCAGACGTTGGATTATTTGCTGAAAAGTCAGAAGTTACTATAACGCACCAATCTACTGACGATTTACGCAAAAAACTAAAACAAAAGCTTGAAAATCTTGTTAAAGTGGAAGATGATGTGCAGGAAGCTGTGATAATAGACGGGGAATCATTAAATGTTGATGAAGAATTGGGTATAAAAGATGCCTGAAGCCGTAGTAGACTTTTCGGATACAGAAATCCAGCAAATGTTGGACAATCTAGACCAATATTCACCTGATGAAGTTAAAGAAATAGACAGAATAGTAGATGAGCTTGATAAAAGAAAGCGTGTAAACAAAACTTATGACGATTTGATAGAATTTTGTAAGCACATGCAGGATGATTACATAGTTGGTAAGCACCATAGGATATTAGGGGACTTATTAATGGCTATTGAACGGGGGGATAAAGATAGAATTTGTGTAAACATACCACCTCGTCATGGAAAATCACAATTAGTGTCTATTTTCTTTCCAGCGTGGTTTTTAGGTAGGAATCCTAACAAAAAAGTAATGATGGTATCACATACTACAGATTTAGCGGTTGATTTTGGTAGAAAAGTACGTAATTTGATATCTACGGATGCTTATAAGGAAATATTTCCTAATGTAAGCCTTGCTGTAGATTCAAAATCTGCAGGAAGATGGAATACTAACTTTGGAGGTGAGTATTATGCTTGCGGTATCGGTTCTGCTCTTGCTGGTCGTGGTGCTGATTTGCTTCTTGTAGATGACCCACATTCTGAACAGGATGTTATCAATGGAAACTTTAGTGTTTTTGAAAAAGCATATGAGTGGTTTACTTTCGGTGCTCGTACTCGTCTTATGCCAGGGGGGCGTGTGGCTATAATACAGACAAGATGGCATATGGATGATTTAACAGGGCGTGTTACTAGAGATATGACACAAAATGATAGGTCAGACCAGTATGAGGTTGTCGAATTTCCTGCTATTTTAAGTACAGTCAATAAAGAAACTAAAAAAGAAGAACAGAAACCTTTGTGGTCTGAATTTTTTGATTTGGATGCACTTCTTCGTACTAAAGCGTCTATGCCTGTGTTTCAGTGGAACGCACAATATATGCAGGAGCCAACAGCAGAAGAAGCCGCTCTTGTTAAAAGAGAGTGGTGGCAGTTATGGAAAAAGGAACAACCCCCTACATGCGAATATATGATTATGTCCTTAGATGCCGCAGCCGAGACTCATAATCGTGCTGACTTTACGGCATTAACTACTTGGGGTGTATTTTTTAATGAAGAAACAAATGCTTACAATATTATCTTATTAAACAGTATTAAGAAAAGAATGGAGTTTCCAGAACTAAAAGAATTAGCAATGGAGGAGTATAGTGAATGGGAACCTGATTCATTTATTGTTGAGAAAAAAAATTCAGGGGTAGCTTTATATCAAGAAATGCGTAGAATGGGATTGCCGATTCAAGAATATACTCCGCACAGAGGTTCAGGAGATAAATTAGCAAGGTTGAACTCTGTGTCAGATATGGTATCATCTGGATTATGTTGGGTTCCAGAAACTCGATGGGCAGAAGAAGTTATAGAAGAAATCGCAGGATTTCCCTTTATGAGTCACGATGACTTAGTTGACTCGACTGTTATGGCACTCATGCGTTTTAGACAAGGTGGTTTTATAAGACTGCCAAATGACGAACCTGAAGAAACTGTTTATTTTAAAAGACAACGTCAGGGGTATTATTAAAGGATAAAATATGGCTATAGAAAAAGGAATTGCTCCAGCCCCTATGGGATTGGATGAAGAAATAAAGCAAAATGGTAAAATGCCTGAAGCCGATTTAGAGATAGAAATCGTAAATCCTGACATGGTAACGATGGATGATGGTAGTGTAGAAGTTACTTTAATCCCAGAAAAAGAACTTAAAGGGAATGATTTTGACGTTAATCTTGCTGAAGAATTGGAAGAAAATATATTAAATGACCTTTCTTCTGACATATTAGGTTTTGTAGACGCAGATATAGATAGTAGAAAAGACTGGGCGGATACATTTGTAAAAGGTTTGGATGTATTAGGATTTAAATATGAAGAACGAACAGACCCCTGGGAAGGAGCTTGTGGAGTATACTCTAACGTGTTAGCAGAAGCTGCTATAAGATTCCAAGCAGAAACAATGAGTGAAACATTTCCTGCAATGGGACCTGTAAAGACAAAAATACTTGGTGATGAGACAAAAGAAAAAGAAGAAGCATCTGTTCGTGTAAAAGCAGATATGAATTATGAATTAACAGAACGAATGGTAGAATATCGTTCTGAGCATGAAAGACTTTTATATAGTTTAGGACTGGCAGGTTCAGCATTTAAAAAAGTATATTATGACCCGAATATGGGTAGGCAATGTTCTGTATATATACCTGCAGAAGATGTAATTGTGCCTTATGGGGCTTCACATATAGAAACAGCAGAACGTGTTACGCATATAATGCGTAAAACTAAAAACGAACTTAAGAAGCTACAGGCAGGTGGTTTTTATAGGGAATTAGAAGATTTGGGAGACCCGCAGCCTTTTCATACAGATATAGAAGAAAGAAAGGCAGAAGAAGGCGGATATTCCCTTACTGATGATGACCGATACACAATATATGAAATACATGCTGATTTGGTTATTGACGGTATTGACGATTCAGATGACGAGATAGCTAAACCTTATGTAGTAAGTATTGAGCGTGGAAGTGGTGAAATACTTGCTATTCGTAGAAATTGGGACCCAGAAGACTCTCTTTTTCTTAAACAACAGCACTTTGTACACTATGTTTATGTGCCAGGATTTGGCTTTTATGGGCTTGGATTAATACATATTATAGGTGGGTATGCACGTGCAGGTACATCTATTATAAGACAACTTGTTGATGCAGGTACACTTGCTAACCTTCCTGGGGGTCTAAAATCCAGAGGATTAAGGATAAAAGGCGATGACGCACCTATAGAACCTGGGGAATTTAAGGATGTAGATGTCCCTTCAGGTAGTATTCGTGATAATATAATGCCGTTACCTTATAAAGAACCTAGTCAGACTTTGTTCAATTTACTTAATAATATTACTGCTGAAGGTAGAAGATTAGGTGCTATTAGCGATATGAACATATCTGATATGTCTGCTAATGCTCCAGTTGGTACAACATTGGCACTTCTTGAAAGAACTTTAAAGCCTATGGCAGCAGTTCAGGCTCGTGTTCATTATGCAATGAAACAGGAGTTCAAACTTCTTAAGGCTATAATAGCAGAATATGCACCGATGGAGTATTCATACCAACCTCAAAGAGGGGAAGTAGGTGCTAGACAGGCAGACTATACATTAGTAGAAGTTATACCTGTTAGTGACCCTAATAGCTCTACTATGGCTCAGAGGGTTGTACAGTATCAGGCAGTATTACAAATGTCTCAGGCTGCACCACAAATATATGATTTAAAACAACTTCATCGTCAGATGATAGAAGTTTTAGGTGTAAAAAACGCAGATAAACTTGTACCTACAAAAGAAGACTTAAAACCTGCAGACCCTGTAAGCGAAAACATGAACGCATTAACTGGGAAGCCTATGAGAGCATTTATATATCAAGACCATGATGCTCATATTAAAGCTCATACAGCGTTTATGCAAGACCCTGCTATTGCTCAAATGATAGGGCAGAATCCACAGGCACAGCAAATAATGGCTTCATTGCAAGCACATATTGCTGAACATTTAGCGTTTAACTATCGTAAACAGATAGAAGAACGTCTAGGAGCACCTCTACCTCCACCTGATGAAGAATTACCAGAAGATATAGAGGTTAATCTTGCTAGACTTGTTGCAGATGCTGGACAACAACTTACTCAAGCACATCAGCAGCAACAAGCTCAACAACAAGCTCAACAACAGGCTCAAGACCCTGTAATGCAAATGAAGAAACAAGAGCTTGATATTAAACAGGCAGAAGTACAAAGAAAAACTCAAAAAGACGCTTCTGACACTGCAATTAAGAAACAGGAACAGGATAGAAAGACTAAGAAAGATATGGTCGATGCTAGACTGGAGACTGAACAATTAAAACTTAATAAAGCTGAAATCGCTATAGACGCTCAAAAAGCAGGAGCTAAAATGGAGGATGATGCTAGAACTAATAAAAACAAACTTGAATTAGAAGTATTAAAAACAATAAAGGGGAAATAGGATAACTTATGGCTACAACCGTTTTTGACGTGCTCAGACAACAAATAGAAGAACAAAGAAAATCTTCAATACAATTTCTTACTAGTGGCGGACCAAAGGATTTCGCCCAGTATAAGGAAGTTACTGGCTTAATCCGAGGTCTAGGAGTCAGTATCTCAATAATAGAAGACCTTGTGCGTAAACAGGAGAATCCAGAAAATGCAGATTAATAATGTTAAATATAGTGATAATGTTGTAATACCTAAAGAATTTACACAACAATATGACCACTTTAGTAAAGTACTCTTAGATAGAATAACAGGAGATAACAGCGAAGAAGCAAACATACCGAAACCCGTAGGGTATCGTGTGTTAGTTGCTTTGCCACAAGTTTCCGATAGTTATGAAGGCAGTAGCATATTAAAGACTGAAAAAGAGAAAAAACTTCAATATGTTATGTCTATAATAGGACTTGTTTTAGATATGGGAGAACAAGCTTATAACGATAAGGATAGGTTTCCCACAGGTCCTTGGTGTAAAGCGGGGGATTATGTTATGTTCCGTGCTAACACAGGTACTAGGTTTAAAGTGGGTGAAGTTGAATACAGACTTATGAATGATGATTCTATAGAGGCTGTAGTTGCCAACCCTAATGGTATAATTAGAGCGTATTAAGGAGATAATTATGGCAATGCAAAAAGTAGAATATAAATTTCCTGATGAGGAGGAAAATAATGATAACGAAAATAAAAACACTGATATTGAGATTGAAAAATCTAGTGCAGTCGAAATTGACCTTTCTGGCAAAAAACCAGACAAAGAAAAGAGGGAGACCAAAAAAGAAATAGAACCAGCTGATGAGTTAGAAGTTGAAGTTGTTAACGATGTTCCGAAAGTTGATAGGAATCGTAAACCTTCTGACCCTCCAGCAGACGTTACTGATGAAGAATTAGAAGAATATTCTGATAAAGTTCGGAATAGGATAAAACATTTTAGTAAAGGGTATCACGATGAACGTAGAGCAAAAGAAGCAGCGTTCCGTGAAAAAACAGAGCTTGAACGCTTAGCTCAACAACTTGTTGATGAGAATAAAAAGCTAAAAGACACCCAAACTAAAAACCAGACAGCTATGCTTGAGCAGGCTAAAAAATCAGCAGAAAAAGAGTTAGAAGACGCTAAAAGCGAATATAAAATAGCATATGATGCTGGAGACTCAGACGCTGTTGTAACAGCTCAAGAAAAGTTAACTACTGCTAAAATTAGGGCTGATAAGTTAAATAATTTTAAAATACCTACTTTACAAGACTCTGATAATGCAGTACAACAGGATAAGGAGAACATCCCAACTCCTCAAGCTGACGCAAAAGCCCATGATTGGCAGAAAAACAATCCTTGGTTTGGGTCAGATGACGAAATGACAAGTTATGCTTTGGGATTGCATAGCAAACTTGTTAAACAAAAAGGGCAAGACTACGCCTTAACTGACGAGTATTATGAAACTATAAACTCTCGTATGCGAAAATTGTTCCCTGAAAATTTTGAGGGTGCGGAAAACATAGAAACGGAAACTGAAAAGCCGAAGCGACAATCAAATGTGGTAGCACCAGCTACTAGAAGCACTTCACCTAAAAAAGTGAAGTTAACGCAAACACAAGTGAATCTAGCTAAAAGGCTTGGCGTTCCCTTAGAACTTTACGCCAAAAAGGTTGCAGAAGAAATGAGGAAAGAAAATGGCTGAAAATCGTATAAATCGTACTGAAACAACACGTGAAGAAACAACTCAAAGGAAATCATGGCAAAGACCAGAGATTCTGCCTTCGCCTAACTCTGAAGATGGGTATGTTTTTAGATGGATTAGAGTAAGTACTCAAGGACAGATTGACCCTACTAACGTTTCCTCTAAACTCCGTCAAGGTTGGGAACCAGTAAAAGCGGCTGACCATCCAGAGATTACAATGGTTACTATCGAGAATGAAAAATTCAAAGATAATATTGTAATTGGTGGTTTAATGCTTTGCAAAATTCCACAAGAAGCAGTTGATGAAAGAAATGGGTATTTTGAAGAACAAGCAGAAGCTCAAATCAAATCAGTTGATAACAACCTCATGCGGGAAAATGACCCTCGTATGCCTCTTTTTAATGATAGGCAGTCAAAGGTCACTTTTGGAAAAGGTAACAATTAATAAGCTTTAATAAGGAGACATAAAACCATGGCTTATCCAACCGTTGATGCCCCTTACGGGTTAAAACCTATCAATTTGATAGGCGGTCAGGTATACTCAGGTTCTACTCGTCAAATGCCAATCGCATCTGGTTATGGCACATCCATTTTTAATGGGGATGTCGTAAAGCCAGTTAACGATGGTACTATAGCGAAAGATACTGGTACTACTACCGCTACTCCTCTTGGTGTGTTTTTAGGGTGCACATATACTGACCCAAATACAAGTCAAGTAACATTTAAACAATATTTTCCTGCAAGTACTGCAGCTTCTGACATTATGGGGTATATAGTTGATGACCCTGATGTTCTTTTTAAAGTAGCTATGGTATCTTCTGGTACAACTGTAGCTGGCTATGGTAGAACCGTTGTAGGAAACAATGTGCCGTTAGTACAAAATTCTGGAAGTACCACTACTGGTAATTCTGGAGTTGCAATATTAGCTGCTTCAGCGGCTACTACTTTATCATTACCAATGAGAATTGTTGATGTAGTACCTGATACTAAAAATAGTTCAGGTAATTATGTAGAAGCTATTGTTAAATGGAACGAACCATATAATGTGGAAGCTACACCTAATACGACTACAGGTGGACATTTCTACAGAAACCCAATTGGACTGTAAGGAGATTAAAACATGGCAATATCAAGAGCCCAATTATTAAAAGAACTCCTTCCTGGGTTGAACGCTCTCTTTGGAATGGAGTACGCTAAATATGGAGAAGAACATAAAGAAATCTTTGACCAAGAGAGTTCTGACCGTTCTTTTGAAGAAGAAACTAAGTTGTCAGGCTTTTCTGCAGCACCAGTCAAAAACGAAGGCTCAGCCATCGAATATGACAATGCACAGGAAGCATGGACAGCTCGTTATACACACGAAACAGTGGGAATGGGTTTCTCAATTACTGAGGAAGCTATTGAGGATAACTTGTATGATTCATTATCATCTCGTTATACTAAAGCACTAGCTCGTGCTATGGCGTATACTAAGCAGGTTAAAGCAGCTTCTGTTTTAAACAATGCTTTTTCATCTAGCTACACATATGGCGATGGTAAGGAGCTTTGTGCTACTGACCACCCATTAGTTAGTGGTGGAACTAACTCGAATGAGCCTTCCTCTGCTGCGGATTTAAACGAAACTTCTTTAGAAGCGGCTGTTATCCAAATCAGTGACTGGACAGACGAGAGAGGATTAAAAATTGCAGCAAGACCTAAGAAACTTGTTGTCCCAGCAAACTTGCAATTCGTTGCAACTAGGTTGCTAGAGACAGAAGGTAGAGTAGGAACTGCAGACAATGACATTAATGCTCTACGCAATAATGGTTCAGTTCCAGGAGGTTATACAATTAACCACTACTTAACTGATACAGATGCTTGGTTCTTATTAACTGATGTACCTAATGGCTTAAAACACTTTGTTAGAAGCCCAATGTCAACATCAATGGATGCTGATTTTGATACAGGTAACAGCAGATATAAGGCTAGAGAAAGATATAGCTTTGGCGTATCTGACCCTCTAGGTATCTTTGGTTCCCCAGGAGCCTAAATAAAAAACTACAAGGGGGTACTTGCTACCCCCTTAATTTTATTGTAGTATATAAAAATAACCTTGACAGTTACATGGTGTAACTGACATTTGCCAAGACAAGGAGATTTGATATGGCTAATACAACTTTTAACGGTGCAGTCCGCTCCGAAAACGGATTTAAGCAAGTAACTAAGAGTAGCACTCTTGGTACTTTTACAGACAATTTTGTTATTAATTCAAGTGGTAATGTTTACACTACTGGTGGTGGGCATATTCAATATGCCGCAGCTACAGGCTATGGTCCATCCGACCTTATCATAGGTAAAGGTGGAAGCCAATATGGTACAGTTAATCCTTGGGCAGAAAGCTCTACTCAACTGTTCCCATTAGGAAGCATGCTTCATTACGGAAATAATGTTTATCGTTATGGATTAAACGGTGGTAGTGGTGTTACAGCAGGAAAACTTGTTGCACATCAAGCTCAAGATTCAAACCATTTAAATATGACAGCAACTGCTGCTGTAGATGCAGGTGAAACAGCTATTTCTGTTGAAACAGGTGGTAATGACTTAACTCTTAATGAGTATGCAGATGGTTATCTTTGGGCAAATGATGTTAATGGTGAAGGTCAGACTATGAGGGTAAAATCTAACCCTGCACACGACCACTCAGATGACGCAAGTGTTATTATTACAACTTATGATGCTCTTAAAACAGCATTAACAACAAGTTCACAACTTTCATTAATACACAATCCATACTCACAAGTAGTTGTTGCTCCTACAGCAGAAGCAGGCTCGGTAGTAGGATGCACAGTTATTGATATGACAGCTGATTATTATGGTTGGTTTACAGTATCTGGTCCACAGGCGATATTAACTGAAGGTACTTTAGTTCTTGGTCATAATTGTATGAGGTCAGACTCAACTGCAGGGGCGGTTGAACCAAGTTCAGGGTCTACACTTGTGAATATTGGTCAGGTAATGGCTGTTAATGCTACTACAGAATATTCTCTTGTATGGATGAACATATAATAGTTTTTCCCCAACTAGTGGGGGGAAACCCCCACATTTTTTAAGGAGATTTACATGGGAATTTCAGACGTAAAAGTCTTAACGATAAGTGATACCAACGCAGCAGATGATGATAGATTGGTAACTGCAGCACAACCTAATACTTCAGCGACAATGGCACAAACTACTCATGCAAGTGGTCAAGCTAGAAATGTAACTGTTACGACAACTGGAACTGGGGACAATGCAAAAACTTGCACAATAACTGGCACAGATGTTTTTGGTGATGCTATGACAGAAGTTATAACATCAACAAGTTCAGCAGAAACAGTAGCAGGAGAAAAATATTTTAAAACTGTAACGGCAGTAGAGTGTTCAGCACAATATGCGGCTAATCTAAAAGTAGGTTCTGGAAGTTTATGTGCTCAAGCTGTTAATGGTAGTAATAGAATCAGACTTAAAGGTATGTCAGTAGTATCAGGCGGTACAGCAGGTACAGTATCATTCTATAATGGTGCACCTGAAGATGGTACAGCCCTTTTTACTGCAAGAACCATAGGTACAGCTAATGATACTGTGGATAGAACAATACCATCTGAAGGTGTTTTATTTGAAGATGGCATGGTTGTCGAATACACAGTTGATGTAACTGATATGTTAACAATATTTCACGCATAAGGAGAGTAATATGCCACTAAGAATAGTACCAACAAAAGAACAAAAAAGAAAAAGCGAAGAACGAAAAAGAAAAAGAACAGGCGGTGGCGGAATGGATATAGGTAAGCCACGAAAATCAAAACATTTAGGCGGCTCAATGTACATGGTAAGTGGAGAACCAATTACAGGCGGTGTAGATGCTAAAGATTATGAGCATAGTTTGGAGTATATGGATGATTCTACCACAGCAAAAAGTATGGAAACTTTAAAACCTAAGAAGAAAAAGAAAAAGAAAAAAGAACTAGCTGGTGGTGGTAAAGTTATGAATTACCGTAAAGGTGGTAAAGTTCGTGGTGCTGGTATTGCTAGACAAGGTGTTAGAAAGTGTAAATACGTGTAGGGAGGCTATCTATGGCTAATATTAGAACTAAAAAACAAAAAGAAAAAGGTCAAGTTGGCAAAAAAAACATGAGCAAGTTTAATCCATACAAGATGGACCCTTTTGTTAATAAGCCTGATGACGCATCTACAGCAAGAACTAAAAAAGAACAGGAACAAGCTAGAGATGAAAGATTTATCTCTCCTACTAAAGGTAAAGTAAAAACTGAATTAGGAAGAAATCTTGCTCTTGGTGCAGGTTCTATTGACCGAAAAACTGGAAAACAGATTGTTAGTAAAGACCGTGATATCCCCACAAGAGCACAAGAAAAAGAAAGGGCTTTAATAGCTAAAAATAGAAAAAAGAGACCCCCAAGAGAAATATATGGGTATAGCGGTGGCGGTAAGGTTCGTGGTGCTGGTATGGCTAGACGTAGAAGAGGTTAGTAATGGCTAAAGCAGGTGACACAAGGACAGAAAAAGACTTAAGAATAGAGTATTTTGATGGACCAGCTTCTGATACTATGACCTACCCAGAGTTTTTAATAAAGCAAGGACATGGCGACAAAATTAAAAAAGGAAAGTCTGGCGGTAAAGTTATGAAATTCCGTAAAGGTGGGTTAGCAAGGCGTAAAAGAAAATGAAAGTAGCAAATTTAATTCATAAAGGTAGGTATTTAGAAGCAGAAGTTATTAATTTAAAAAATAATTTAAAGCTTTATTTGATAAAAAATGCTAAACCTTTACAATTAAAGACTTTAGA